GGTATAACTAAAATCGTTTATTTTCGGCATCTCATAGCCTAGCGCCTTAACGCGCTTATATATTTCTTTTTTCCCTAAATACTCATAATTAGACATAATACACCCCCCTATCTATAACAAGCCTTAATTATTGGGCTTATATAGTTTTTGTGGTTTAGGTAGTTATCAAAAGCCGTCCGGCGGTATTCCTTGCCACTAATAAGCGTGGTAATATCGTTACACGTTCCCGACTCTGCGACAGTTTTAAAAATATCTGTTATTGCTTTTCGTGTGGCGCGCTCGCTTGCTTGATATTCCGGCGCGCTTTGATATTTGCCATTGTAGCGTGCTTTTATTTCCATCTCTACAGCATCAAGGCTTTTAAATTCGTCCATTCATCAACCCTCTTTTCTATTCGTGCATGGTTTATAAGTTGCTTTTTGACCTTTTCGCGGTTCATACGTGCGTTAATCTGTTTTTATTAGGTGGTAACGCAAAGCACCTATGCGGGCACACAATTATTTGTTCAGGCGTTGCACCTCTTGAGCCTGATATAAATATAAAGGCATTTATAAAACCTCTTGGCGCGATTATTTACCGGTGCGCGGACGGAGTGCAATATATACAGTCGTAAAGTTGTATAAAAGCACCTATAAATTAAATACATTAAATTGATAATATAAGACCTGAAAAGCCTTATATATAAAGCTAATAGCCGGAATCGAACCGGCTGAAATACCCTTGTTAATTTGTATCGCTATTAGCTTGTAATATCCTTTACAGGAAAAACCGCCGCAGGGCGTTGAACCCGACCGCCTAAACGGATGACGGAAAGAATTAATATTTTTCTGGGCTTATTACTTTGTCAAAACCAAAATAAAAATATGCATTGCTTGCTCTGTTTGCCTTGTCCGCTGTAGCCTTGTCGATTTCGCAATATCCTATTACCTCGTGATTCCTCCATATAGCATACTTTTTCAATGGTTTCGTGTCGTCAACTATAAGAAAATGTCTATTTTCAAAAAATAATGTTGTGCCATATCCAGGCAAGAAAGCACTTTTGATTGTTTTGTCTATTATTTCCTTTTTGGTGTAATCAATGATATAATTTGTTTTGTAATCGTTCGGTATTCTTTCCCATTCTTCCCTTGTTAAAATGTGCAAAACGCTTTTACTTTCGTCTGATAACTGTATTTTTTTCATATAAATACCACCTTTCAATTTTATTACCCTCTTATGAGGTAAAAGCAAGCCGGGGAATCGAACCCCGGAAACCGTAGCCGCTTGCCTATGCGTATATTGTCCCTGTGTTTTTAAATCTCCACATAGCAACCGCTAAATCTTGGGCGCTACTGATCCAATAAGTAGGCTTATGTGTGTATTTATCACTTTTTCCTTTTTCAAATTCCACAAGAGCCCACTGCACACCCTCGTAGTGTGTAATATGTACAGTTTTTTCTTTATTGTCGGCGATTGCGTGACCGCTATACTTTTCTTTGTTCAATAATACCATTTCGGCAATCGGCAGAAGTTCTTGCGCTGCTTCTTTGAAAATTCCATATTCATACTGACAATGAACATATACGTTACATCCTGCGAGGATTTCTTGGCTATGTTCGTCGTATTCAACTTCCGAGAATTTTTTTACTATGTTTTCAACTTCCGAAAGCCTAACAAGTGGGTTTTTAACTGTAATATTTACTGATGTATCATACAAAGCCGCTCGAACCCTTACGGACACGTCTTTACTAGTGTATCCGTTTTCTTTTAATGTTTTTCTGATCAACTGTGACAATTCTTTATTGCTCATCGTGTAGTAACTCATATTAGCCATCCTTTCTTATCCTGCGGTCTGCCATCATCAGAGCCGGGAGACCATCCCACGGCTGACGCTCCAGGCGGAGCGTTTCGACTATGCTATTCTAACAACTGCATTTTTGATATTTGAGAAGTGAAAAAGTTCCCCAGTTTCAACGTTTTCAAATATTACAGATGGCGCAAATGTTTCAAATGGTGCAAATATTTCACCGTTGCAACTGTATGGTAACTTCTCTGTATTCCAGTCAATTCCAAGTTTTCCGTTTTTCTCGTGCACGCAAAAAGTCTTACCATAGTTTCTAGTTTGTATCTCCTTATTGTGTAAATCGTATAAATGCACTTTGATTGTATCGTTTGTTTTCATATTTAGACCCTCTTTCTTATCTGTTTACTATTTCGTAAATCTGCGCCAATTTACAATATTCTTCACATTCTTTTTGTTTTGAGCACTTGGAACAATCATTTTCGTAAGTGCCGCAAACCTTTATTAACTCTTTCTCAAGTTCTTCGAGTCTTTCCAATTTCTTCATATTCTTACATCTCCTTTAGTTTGTTTGCTTTGCAAACATATTTTGCAATCAGTTTTTCGTTACTGCTGATTTGCTTTAATTTCTCAATCCTGTTATTAATCTTATTGGTAATATATGACAACCATTTGTCAAACTCTTCTTTGCTGTGCGCTTCTTTTGACGCTACACCATCAGCAAGATAAATAAAATCTTGGTCAAGTGCTTCTGTAAGGCTTTTCACTGATACAAACATATTTTTTACCTCCATATTGTAAACTATTTTGTTCCTTGTCGTTTGGCTTGACTATAAGTTACCATATTATATTAGTAATGTCAATACATAATTGCAAAAATATTGTAAAAATATTTATATTACTAATTAGAATAATATTTATATTCATAATTTCAAAATTATATATAATAAGTAACAAAACAATAATTACAATAATACATGCAATTAATATTGACATAATAATTAAATTATTATATATTTATGTATAACAATATTATTTATAGTATTATTGCCAGTGAATATTGACATTATTAATTTATATAATGAGGTGTAAAAAAATGGATGAAAAGAAAATGATTGAAAACTATAAAAGCAGAGTAAAGAGACAGAATGAAAAAGCAAAAGAGAACTATGACAGAATAAGCGTCATGCTGCCAAAGGGTACAAAAGACCGAATACAGGCGCAAGGGCTGACAATTAATGGATTTGTAAACCAATTAGTATTGGATAAACTGGACGAACTGGAAAAGAATAACAATGAATGTCCGTTTTAAAATTTAAAGTCGGTTTTTGTGACCGGCTTTTTATTTTTTATATAATATAATTAATATATATGTGTGTAATGTGGTATATATTAATCAATACAGTTGTTGTTATATATTAAACAATTCAATATATTGACAAAATAAGTATATTTGATTATTATTATTTTAAATTTAATTAATAAGCGGAAGCCGGTTAGCTCGTATCGTTTGGAATTACTCCAGGCGGTGCGGGCTTTTTTATTTTATGATTTTGAGGTGCTAAAATGGAAAAAATTAAAGGAAATATAACTAAACATTTAATTGCTGATTTTGGCGCTTTTCAGCTCTATCGGGAGGACTTCGAGAGGGCTATAGTTCAGGCTTGTCAGGAATTGCAAATTGACGATTTAAAAAGCGAGGGTCAAAGGCCGTGGAAAGCTGTTTGTAAAAGAGTAGGTGAAATTATATTTAATGATAACAGTATATTAAAAGACAAACAGTTATATGATAATACATGTATGTTAACTAACTACAATAGATATAATTATAATATATTAAATAATATATGTGATGAATATATATATATTAGTGATAAATATAATAAACTATGTAGTACTGTAGCATTTAGTAATTGGTGTAATATTGATTGTGGCGTTATAGATAATTGGAGACTGAATAAAGAGTCAAGTCCTAAAAGTTATGAGATTTGGCAAAAATTGCAAGGGATCCGTAAAGATTGTATCAAGGATAGAGCATACGACAATAAATCCCCTGTCGGTGCTATGTTCGTTGGTAATAATGAATTTGGCATGAATCAGCCGGGAATTGGCTACGAGGCTACACAAGCAAGAGCGTTAACCGCTAATGAATTGCCGCAGTTAGGTGGTGCAAATAGTCAGAATATTAAAGCATTACCGAGCGATAACATAGTTGATAATGCCAAGTAATTGTATATGCAATACACACAATTCTAAACCCTTTATTTACAAGGCTTTGAGAGCTATTGAGTTATTACAACTATGCACAAAACAGTTGTTTAGCGAAGAGTTGAAAGAGTATAGATGAATTGTATATGCAATAGATACAATTTAAAATGCTTGATGTTTGAGGACTGAAAAACGCACGCATTGGGTGCCCCTGGGGTATATATGAAAAGCGGCAAACCGCCCCGCTTAGCCCCCAAAATATCCGTCAAAACAAAAAGGCTGTTACTCATACCTTAATCGCACCAAGCAGTATTTATTATTATAACATAAGTTATATATTAATTAAACAACATACACAATAATAATATATATACATACAACTACGATAAAATATTAGTTATATATAATATATAACAGTAAAGGAGCTAACAGTGATGAAATTAACAGGATTTGAGTCTGACAAAATTAATTCCGATATGGTAAATCACCCTAGCCACTACAATCTGCCTGACCGTAAAGAGTGCATTGATGAAATGATTGACATTTACGGACTTAAAGATGTGGCGAAATGGTGTGAGATTACTGCATACAAGTATAAATATCGTGCCGGGCATAAAGATAGCTTCACGCAAGATATACAAAAAGCTTCATGGTACATGGTTAAAGCTCGTGAGCTTAAATCTAAGCATAGATGGGAGATTTTCAGTAAGATTGCTGACAGATACTTGCCAATGTTCATTAAAGGTATTTTTACATGGATTATGTTATTCTGTATGTTTCATGCGATACTCTTTTCTGACCGATGCTCGATGGCTGTTTCAATAGTGTTTTTAGCTCTTGCGTGCATAACTGAGGCAGTATTGAAAGAAAATAAAGACGATTAGATTTTGAGGTGTAAATCATGTTTGTATTAAAAATTGCAACAACAGTATGGCTAGCATTAATTGCTTTTGGAATGGCAAACGCCACATTAAGCGAAAAAGCGGCAGTTGGCACAAGATTTCTTGGTATTGCTATAATGTTCGGTCAGATACTTGCCATAGCTTTCATGTGGCAATAGATATAGGGCATTCGCCAAGCGGTAAGGCACGGGATTTTGATTCCCGCATTCGTTGGTTCAAATCCAACATGCCCTGTTCGGGGTTTACTTGGTTCCCCGACATTGGACTTAGTAGTTCCTTTCACCCTCATAGTGGAAAGCTGTTAAGAGCCGTCACAAGGCTCGTGAGGGTTTAATCGTGTATAATCCCACAATACACGAGCGTGAAAACCAACCTGTCGTAAAGACATCTGTAATAGGCAGAGTAGACATATATACCCCCTTTAATTGTTAAACTAGGGCAACTCAAATCAGTGAGTCTTAGGTGAGGTGCAATTCCTCACATGTCCTTTGCTGTAGGTTTCGCTAGTTCTTTTCCTACAGCACATACAAATTTATATCTCCGGAGGGTGTTGCCACTCCTTAGACTTCACCCTCATTAATGGCATGTAGCTCAGTGGTAGAGCAGTCAACTAACAATTGATTTGTCGTGGGTTCGATTCCCAACCTTGCCGATTTAGTAGTGTTAGTAGCACTACGTAGCCTTGAAGTACAAAAGGCTATTCGTGGTGACAATCAGTGTTGCCACGGCGCTTGCCGACATGGGATAATGGTATTCCAGTAGCTTGCTAAGCTATCCAACAGAAATGTTGTTCGTGTTCGATTCACGATGTCGGCGCTAGTCGGGGGACACCGACTATTGATGTGTATGCAAAAGGGTAAGCAACGAATGGTCAGGAGACAGGCATATGGATTAAAAACATTTGGGTTATGCCTATGGGTTCGATTCCCTCCAACGTAAAGAGTGCACGCTTTATGTGTGGTTCAAATCCACACCACATCAATCATATGTCGGTTTAGTGCGAGCTGTTATATCTTGAATAGCGGTTGCGTAACGCTGACATGTTTTTAAATTAAAGCAGTGGAGCAAGACGGGCCTGTACGTGTTAGCACGGTACAGTAAGACGAAGTAAAAATAAAACACACAAAAACAAGTTGCTAGTAGGTACGCGCGACTGAAAGCAATGGGGTGAGACACTTCAAAATTCTGTAATGTGTTTTGATGAGCCTTTTGATGGAGTGTATCTTGCCTTTTCGGATAGTAGTTCAGTTGGAAGAACAACCACTGCAATAGCAGTAATTGAGGGAGTCACAGGTTCGAGTCCTGTCTATCCGATTACAACAAACTAGGTTAGCTACCGAAAAGCACAAGCCTTAGTGCCTGTTTGTTGTTTTGTTAATAAGGCTATTATCAGAAAGGCAGGTAATAAATATTATGAATTTTGCAGAAAATGAAAATTCAAGAATACTTCCTAATGTTCAAAGCCCTATAATCTATTTTCTTATGGATGGGGATGAGGTTGTTTATGTTGGACAATCTAAAATAGGATTAGCAAGACCATATTCACATAAAGATAAAAAATTCACCAAAATAGCAATTATTAATTGCAAAGAAAGTGAATTGGATGATAAAGAAACAGAATTTATCAAAAAATATAAGCCGAAATATAACAAGAAAGCCGGAAATAGTGATTATTCATACACTAGAATAAAAACAATAATCAAAAGTCAAACGAATATTCGTAACTTTAATGTGTATGATGTAAGAAAACTTGTGACAAAACTTGGATTGAAAACTCATATTTTCAATGGGAGCATTTATATAAACGCAGAAGATTTTGATAAAATGTTTGCTTTTGTAAAAGAAACAAGTAATGGGGTTAAAGATAAAGAAGAATGGAAGAAAAAAGTATTTTAATTTAATTTGGTAAAATCAGTTGCCTAGTGATTGCAACACGAAAAGAGTAACCTACGAACTCCTGACAACTGTTTTTATATGAATCGTAGGGTTATCTATCGTAGGAGGTAAAATATGACAGACGTAAAAATTAAAAAAGCAGTAATTAGAGAAGATTTATTATCGATAACAAACGATTATAGAAAAGCAATTATCCTCAATCAATTCATTTATTGGTCCGAAAGAGTTTCAGATGCCGATAAGTTTATCAAGAAAGAAAATGAGATTGCGAAGAACAACGGAGAAGAAGAAAGAGAGCTTTTCTATGGTTGGATATATAAAACAGCCGAAGAATTAGCCGATGAGGTTATGTTAGGTTTATCTGCAAGTCAGATAAGAAGATATATCAGTGAATTGGTGGATATGGGTTATATCTCAAAGCGAAATAACCCTAAATATAAGTGGGATAGAACATTGCAATATAGAGTAAATCTTGTAAATATTGCAAAAGACCTTAAAAAGAATGGTTATCCATTAAGTGATTATAGAATTGAAATACCGGAAAATGAAAAATTCAATGCGCATGAGTGCGCAATCAATAATGAGCCAATGGAAAATCAAACACAAGTCAGTGACGAAGCAATACCAAAGAATACTAACAGAGATTATTTAAACAGAGATTATGATTCAGAGATTACAAGAGAGGTACATACATCAACTAACATTGATGGAGAGGTACATACATCTGTTTCCGAGAAACAGACGGCAAGAGTCACCCGACAGGATATGCAAGCAAAGAAAGATGATATGCTCTATAGATTCTCTAAAATCTGCGACAACAGTAT